AGCTCCTACTTGTGAAAGAAATCCTGATATAGTTCTCGGTCCGAAAACTTCAGCTTCTTTTTCCATAAGATCTGGTACATATTGTTGACCCCAACCTGCGTTTTGTGCAGAAGAAAGGTCTAGGTAGTTTGTAGATAATGTTTGCTGCCTTGAAGCAGGAACACTATTCAAACTTGTGCCATTTGTAATTGCCATAATTTTGTTTTTTAATTTTTAAATTTATTGTTTTTAATTTTAAACTTAAAATCAGAATTATCATTACTAAGAACTCTTGCTGTAAATCCGCTTGTATTGACATTCTCTTGATGAGCTTGTCTAGGATCCATACTTACATTTTTAGATTTTGCAATGCTGTCTTTTAAAGCATCAGCCTTGCCTTGTTCGTAAAAATGGTTAGCAACTTGATCTGGATTCATAGCTGTAAAAAGCCCTTTGTGATAACCTTTAGCATCATTTATTGTATTGTCTTTATTCAAAAACTTTTTGATAAAGTTATTAATATCGCCTTGGTTTTCTTTTAACTTCACTGTATCTTTAACATTAAATCTGAATTTTTTTTCTCCAACATTATATTCAAAACCTTTGAACTTGTCGTTAAAAACTTTATCAGTTTGTTTAGTAAAAATTTCGTGTAGCTTTTTGTTTTGCTCGTAATTCTCCTCTGATTCTTGTTTATTTTTGTTGAAGTATTCAATAGCTTCTTGCTGCTCGTTTGTGAGCTTAGATCCGCTTTTGATATCTTCGTAGTATTTGGTTTTTGCACTTTCCAAGTGTAGCTTTGCTTGAGCAACCTGCTCCTTCATAGCTAATTTTTTTCTTTTAATATTTCTATCCTCATCAACTTCCTCATCATATGAAAAGTTGTCTTCCATAACAAAGTCAATTTCATCTTCTGATAAATGAGATTTAGTAGATTTATAATATTCTTTTAGTAGAGTGTGATTATCTAGTTGTGAGTAATCTTGGTTTAAAGCAACGTAGTCGTTTAAATCCCCTCCGGTTTCTTCCATAAAAAACATAAGTTTTTCTACGCCTTCAGGTAACGGCTTGCCAGTTTGCATGTTTTCTACCAGTGCTTCTTCAACAACATTAGCTGTTTCTTCAATTACTTCTTCAACACCGTCAATAACTTCCTCAATAACTGGTGCTTCAGCAATTTCTTCTACCGGCTTTTCAACAACCTCTTCAACAACTGCTGTTGGGTCGATAGTTTCTTCAACTTTAGTTTGCTCTACAGGTTCGCTTAAATCAACTTTGGTTACTGTTTGCTCTTGAACCTCAGGTTTATTTTTCATTTTAGCTTTAACCTCAGTAACGTTTCCTTTTGTTTTGTTACCGTCTGGTTGTTTTTCTGTTTTTGCTTTTACTTTAATCTTGCCAGTTTCGTCATTTGCGATTGGCTCTTCTTTTTTGTTTGCCATAATATAATATAATAATAGTTAATAATTTTACTTAGGACCAAAGCTTGACATATCAATACCTCCCATTACATCATTACCTGATGATTCAAAGTTTTTAGGTGGTTTGTTGTTATTTCTTTGGTCAATCATCTCGCTTTGTTGAGATGCTTGGATTTTTGTTCTTTTATCTTTACGATCTTCTTTCTCTGTTTCGCCCTTAGTTTGTGCTTGTCCTTTACCTGTTGCTAATTGCATGTTGTATTCAAACTCTTGAGCCATTAGTTGTTTTTTAACTTCAGCTTCTTTCATTAGCTTTTCTAATTCAAACCCTGATTTAGCTTGTTCTATAGAAATAGCTGTTTGTGCCATTTGTTGTTGTTTTTGCATCTCAAGTTGTGCTGAAGATTCTTGCTGTTGAATATTGGCTTGAGCTTGAGCCTGCATGTTCTCTTGTTGAATCTTTTGATCTCTAGCTATTTTCTTTTTTCTTCTAATTTTAATTAGTTGATTTGCTAGTTTTATATTTTTAATTTCCCTAAGATCAATAGCATCTTCTAATTCTATATTTTGCTGCCCTAAAGCTACTTGAATATTATTTTCAAGCATAGCTTTTTCTTCTTCGTCTGGTGTTAGCTCTATAAATATACCAAAATCATACAGGTGTAGCTCAGACATCTCTGTTAGTGTAGCGACGTTGTGAGCGCCGATTTGTTGTATAAAAGCTTCTTTAGTTGGTGAATACTCTATAATATCTGATATTCTAAGAGATAAACACTCTACAACTTCAGAGGTTAAAAACAAGCCACCTTGAAGAATATGCCTTGTAGCCGTGTTAGAGTTTGCTGCCGCCATTTTTTGTACTCCAACTAATGCTTTTGGATCTGGACTTGCTGCATCCCTAGCCTCGTTAAGACCAGTTACATCCCTTATCATTTGAAGGTAATAGTTATAAGTTTGTATTAAGCTTTGCATTTTTTGTCCACCAGAACCTGATGATATTTCTTGAATAGGTATTTTACCTGGATTTTGATCACCATCAGATGTAAAACTTCTACCAATAACAGAACCTGTTTGGAAGAACATGTTTAATGCTTCTTGAGGACTATAATTTGTTCCGTTACCTAAATCTATTTCCGCTAATCCATCAGCATCTAAATAAACTCCATCTGGAACCATTCTAGATAATACTTGTTGTAGTTTTAAATGCGTTAATTGAATCATGTCAGCAAAACCAGTGATACGACTAACTAGAGATTCTATTCTTCCTTCATACATTCTTGGAGCTACAATAGAGTAATTCATTTTTACCTTAGTAAAATCACTTTTAGGTCTCATCATGTTTTTAGCCATTTCCCACTTAATAAGCTTATCAGTACCTAAAATTAAAGCTCCTTCATACAAAACTTCTATTTTTTTCTGTAGTTTACCAAAATTGTTTTCTAAATCTACTGGAGGATTAAAAGTATCATCTTTAAGTATAACCTTATCTCCACCAGTCCCAGTTTGTTTAACTTTATAAGTTTCATTCATGAAAGTTTTATAATTAAAATATAAAACTTGAATAGTATTACTATCTTCTCTTCTAGAGTAAGAATTATTGTTATGTTTAGTGTGTGTTTTATTTTTTGATATTTCTTCTAGATCTACAAGGCTTAAATGAGGAAATTCTTTTATAAGTTCATTAATAGGTATTGTTTTTACCTCACCAACATAATATATATCTTCAAAATATGGAGAATCACTATAAGAGTAAACTAAACTAGCTGGATCAACGTATTTAATTGTTACCCCTTCAGATGTGTTAAAAGTTGTTTTAACAGCACCAATACCTAAAATAGTTAAATCATAATAAAATTGTTTTTTTATCAATTCATATCTATTACCTTTCATTATAGTATTTAACGCTTGTTCTTCTGCTAACTCAATAGCTTGTTTGTAGCTAAGTTGCATGTGTAAATCTAATTCTTCTTCTGTATCAGGTAGAGTTTCTTTTGGATTTTCATAAGTATTCATGTTAAAGTTCTCTTGAGCAAAATCATTAAACTCTTTTGACCTCATGTCTCTAAGCATTGACTCCATGTACTTAGTTCTTTTGCTAACACCGTTCGGATCTACAGAAACTGCTTTTATATCATACATTCTTTCAGCAATACCATTAACAACGATATCCACAAACTTAGGTATAATTGGTACTGGTTTCCAGTCTAAATTAAGGTATGATAAATCTCCATTGATAGATAATTCATCCTTATATTTTTGTATTGATTGCTCTCCTCTAGCATATAATCTTAATTTTTTAAAATCATTTTTATTATTATAATATTTATTATTATTTTGATTAACATTAAACCATTCAGATTCTATAGCTTTAGCAACTTTAAGACCATACTCATAGCTCATTTTTTCCAAATCGCTAATGACTTGGCTCGGAAAATAATTATTTACAACTGACTCAGCCATATTTATTTTTTGATTAATTTAGATGTATTACCTTTGTTTGAATACTTGGAAATACTTATATTTAGTTTTTGTTTTTCTACCTTAGCGTTTGGTCTATATAAATGTCTGTTGTTAGCCATAATAGCTAAACCAGAACTAATAGATGCATCATGCTTTGTTCTTTTGTTTATATCGAATCTAGACCAGTCGTTTAATAGTTCATTAAAATAACAATCACCAAACGTTCCATCTTGTTTCATACCAACATGCGCTTGAATATACATTTCAATAGCAGCTGCGTGTGCTTGTTTTATATCTTCACTTGAATTTGGTATCCCACCTACTTCTTTTTCAGCAACTGACAGTTTATTCCATATCTTATCAGGGCGGTTCATAGAAAATCCTCTATATCCTCTTCTTCTAAAATAATACAATAGACGAGGTTTATTATTCTCTGCTAGTATAGGCATACCGTAAAACACACAAGCCATTAAAATGTCTTCAAAGAATATCTCTGCGGTCTGCGGTCTTGCTAAATATTCTAAAAAGAAACTATTAGCTGGAGCGTCTTCCATGCTGAACTTAGTTAAACCATGTAATGCACCTTTTGATCCTTCTCCATCTACAGTTCCTGATATATCATACGAGTCACATCCAAAAGAACCCATATGTTCATTTCCTGGCCACTTAATACCATTTTTTAATACTACTTTGTTTTGTATATTCACCGGTGGTACCCAACTTATTTTAAACCTACCTTTTTTATCTGGGTAAAATATAACAGTTGAATCCTTTACCCCGTTAACCCATTGAAAATTACCTCTTGTAATACCTAGTGTTCTAGACATCTCCTCGTTGTAATCTATCTGTTCGTATATCTTTACTAAGTTAAATATACTACCTTTTGCTTCGTCTCTAAATGCGTGTTCTGTAGTTCTTGGGAATTGGCGGTAAAATTCATTTAAAGCATCTTGATCACTTTTAAGTCCGTCAGCTTCATTCTGCCAGTTTTCTACAACACCTACATCTATTAATTCTCCGTGAGGGTCGAAGACATCA